TTTCCGCTGCAAGTTCCGGAGGAGTAGGTTTAGCAGAATCTACGGATATAGTGGTTGGGGCCTTGGCCGGATTTGGAGAAGGGGCAGACCAAGCTTCACGCTATGCAGATATCATGACGGCTACCTTTACAAACTCAAAGACGGATATGTTAGGTCTTGGAGAGACGTATCAGTATGTAGGATCTATTGCAGGTACTCTGGGATATGATTTTGCAGAGGTAAATACGGCCATTGGTATTATGGGAAATCAGTCTATCGCAGGTTCTCAAGCTGGTACTACGCTTAGAACGGCTCTGCTAAACATGACCGGAGATTCTAAAGAAGTGAAATCTGCAATGAAGGATCTCGGCATCTCTATGGCCAATGAAGATGGCACAATGAAATCCTTCTCAGAAATGATTCATAGCCTGAAAAGTGGATTCTCAGGACTTACTGAGGAAGGCAAACTCTACTATGCCAATCAGATTTTCGGAAAAACAGCTACAGCCGGAATGCTTGCTGTTATCAATTCTACAGATGAGGCCTATGATAGCTTGGAACAAAGCATTAAAAATGCGAATGGTGCTGCAGGCGAAACAGCAAAAGGTCGCTTAGAGAACCTTAATGGACAGCTAACGCTTTTGAAGTCGGCTATAGAAGCTATAGCCATACGAATTGGAGATTTTGTGCTTCCCTACTTAAAACAATTTGTAGAGTGGGCACAAAAACTTGCAGACAAACTAAATGGGATGAGTGATGAACAGCTTAAGGCTATTTTAAAGAATGTAGCAATGGTAGCCAGCATAGGACCCATGTTAATAGTGTTCGGAAAGCTGATAGGTATAGTCGGCACTGTGATTAAAGTATTTATGGCAGTATCTAAAGCAGGGGGCTTGATATCGGTGATTACCGGTCCCGTCGGTCTAGTAATTGCGGCGATAGCTGTACTTGTTGGGATTGTTCTTTTGGTGCGGAAAAATTTTGATACCTTTAAGCAGTCTCTTAGCCGTTTTAGTCCGGTGTTCGATAGGATTAAGGCACATATCCATAGTATAAAAGAGACTTTTACAACTTTTCTGGAATCCACAAAGGGTCCAAGAGAAGCGCTGGCCAAGTTTTTTGAGCAGACTTTGGTTAGGGCTATTGGAACTGCTATCGGAGTAATTTCCTCTATAGTTGGGATTGTTGTAGGCGTTGTGGACGGAGTTATCAAGGTGCTAACCGGCATTATAACCTTCATAACAGGAGTATTTACAGGAGACTGGAGTAAGGCGTGGGATGGCCTAAAAATGATAGTTAACGGAATAGCTACAGCTATAGGCTCTTTCTTCCACGGCGTATTAGACGGTATCCTTGGAATTGTTCAAAATATTATTGATACGGTGGCCAGTATTAAACTTCCGGAACTTCCTGCAACTGATCACACCGGTAGAACCATCGGAACGCTTCCGAAGATGGCAAGCGGAACAGATAACTGGGTGGGAGGTCTTGTTCAAGTTAGTGAACGAGGAGGAGAAATATTAGACCTTCCCCGGGGTACAAGAATCTATCCTCATGACAAGTCTGTGGCTATGGCCAGAGCAGAGGGCGCGAGAAGCAATTCTATTTCGGTGAATGTTACAGGGAATAGCTTTACAGTAAGAGAAGAGGCAGATATCAATAAGATTGGCGAAGTTATAGCCAGGAAGCTATCTATGGCTGCAAGTAATAGAGGAGGGTGGACATTTAGTGGAAATATGGCTTAACAGTATCTCAATCCCTGTACTGCCTTCCGAGTACAAGGTACAGAGCAAACAGAATAATCAAACAGAAAATATTATAGGGATAGGGGAAATATCTCTTAAAGGAAAGAGGGGCTTACGATCAGTATCGTTTAGCTCCTTTTTTCCTTTTCGGAAGGATTCCTCATATTGTAAGAAAGGGCGGATTTTAAAGCCATTGCAATATGTAAACGCTATTGAACGGATGAAACAGCTAGGAACTGTCAAGCTAATAATTACAGGGAGCCCTGTCAGAATGACCTGCACTATAGATTCTTTTGAATGGGGAGAAAATGATGGTACCGGAGATATATTTTACACTCTAAGCCTTAGAGAATACCGTTATGTAAACGCTACACAGTCCAGTGTTATCCAAGATAATGCCGGAGGGGAAAGTGCCTCTGCAGCAGTACACGGAAACCAAGAAACGGCACGTACAGAGCCTAAGGTTAGCACACAAGAATATATAGTGAAAAAGGGGGATACGCTTACTTCCATTGCAAAGCGCCTGACAGGATCATCTAACTGGAAAGCAATTTATAGTGCTAATCGCTCAGTGATTGGCGGAAATCCCAACAGAATTAAAGCGGGGCAGAAACTTATTATCCCGGGAGGTTAAGAATGACGGTAACACTAATAAAAGATAGTGGGCAGTATTCTATTCCAGTGTCTAAGGTAGAGTGGAGCGGCTCAGCAAGTCAGGCCTCACGGGAATTATCATTTGATCTAATCAATGCTCCTAATGACAGTTTTGACATACCGAAGGTATCTACCGGAGATTTTGTAAGCTTCTCTTATAACGGGGAAGAAGTGTTCTATGGACAAGTATTTGGAGTAGAGCGAAGCTCTAATATAGGTACTATTACCTATACAGCCTATGACATGATGAAAAATCTTTTGGAGAGTACGGGACAGTATAATTTCAAGAATCTAACAGCGGAGGGGATAGCAAAGCAAGTACTAGATGATATGCAGATTCCAATTAGGCACTTGCATCCTACCGGCGTGAACATTCCCTCTTTACTTTGCGATGATAAAGGGATTTATGAAATCATTATGGGAGCCTATACCAAAGCTCACCAGGTAACAAAGGATAAGTATTTCCCGATGATTTATAAAAGAGGCTTTGCGGTCTACAAGACGGAGTGGAGCGTAAAGAACTTTATCCTATCTGAAACGGATAACCTTATGTCGGCAAGCCTTATGGAGACTATGGAAAACATTGTGAACCGGATAAAAATCTATGATGAAAAAGGAAATCAGATAGGAGAGCTGAAAGACGATAATTCCATAAAGAAGTACGGAGTTTTTCAAAAGATATTTAAGAAAGAGGAGAAGGATACAGCACAATCGGCCAATGCACTGATGAATATATCTCCTAAGCAGGAGATAAAGATTAGTGCTATAGGAGATATCAACTGTTTAAGCTGCTACTTCGTAGATATCAAGGATTCTGCTACCGGACTTAATGGCAAGTACTGGATAAGTGCGGATAGACATAGCTTTGACGGAGAAACTTACACAATGGATCTTGATTTAAGATTCGATTCCGTTATGGATGAAAAAAAGTTTGAGGACAGGAAAGAAGAAAAGAGAGAAGAAGAGAAGAAAGGGGCTGATAAAAATGTGGGAAAGCGAGCTGGTAAATCTACTTCCAAGAGAGGAAGTGGCAAGGGAGTTAAAGTTAGCGACAATGACAAGTCCAAATTCTTTAAAACTGGGAAAATTGGAGTTGCAGAAGGAGGATATACTGCTAAGCCAACATTTATTAAGCCCATTGTGCGTAAAAGTTAAAACGCAATCCCCTAATGGGGGAGGCGCTTGTTCTGACAATAGTACGTACTTAGAACCATTAAAGGCTGGTGATTTAGTTCTTGTATATCAGCTTTCAGACTCTAAATTCGTAGTGATTGATAAGGTGGTGAATCCATGAGCCTTTTACCTTCTTTTTATGATGTCAAGGATAGAAAGAGCATCAATGAATATTTCCCCAGAGAGTATGAGATAGATTTTGCAGAAAATCGCCTTACCGGCCGGATTGTGGAAGGATTAGACGCCATTCGTGTTTGGGTTTGGTGCTGTATCCACACAGAGCGATTTCGATATGCCCTATACTCCTGGCAATACGGAGTGTCACTCGAAAAATATCTTGGACAAACTACCACAGAAGAGTATCTGGAGGTTGATAGTCAAGCAGAGATAGAGGAAGCCTTGAAAATTCATCCTTATATCACCGGAATAGATGATTTCCAAGTAAGTAAGAACGGAACAAAGCTAAAAATCAAGCTTACAGTAAAGACTAAGCTAGGAAAGATTGAGGTATCTGAGAATGTATGAGAATCAAACAATGGAAACCATACTTGGGAGAATGCTCTCCAGAGTTGATGGAGATATTGACAAGCAAGAGGGGTCTTTGCTGCATACTTCTAATGCTTTAACGGCCATTGAGCTATCCACCCTCTATACAGAGCTTGACTGGATGCTGAGACAGGCATTCACAGATACTGCAGATAGAGAGTTTGTAATTATGAGGGCAAAGGATCGAGGAATTATTCCGGAACAGGCTACCAAAGCGATACTTAAAGTCACATCCACACCTTCAGATGTTGAAATCCCCATTGGAGAGCGTTTTACAGGAGATACAGCAAATTACAAAGTGATAGAGAAGATTTCTTCCGGATTCTATAAGGTTGAGTGTGAAGAGTCTGGTGCTGTAGGAAACAAAACCTATGGAAAAATCATACCTATCGGATATATAGAAAAACTGGAAGAAGTAAGTATCACAGAACTCCTTATCCCGGGAGAAGATGAGGAAAGTACAGACAGCTTAAGAGAGCGGTTCTTTAACTCCTATAAGTCTGTATCCTTTGGTGGAAATAGGGATGATTATATCGAAAAGGTACTGGCTATTCAGGGAGTAGGCGCTTGTAGAGTGAATAGATCGCTTCCCTACGGAGTGTCTCCGTCAGACATTGAGCTTCCCGAAGGTTTCGATGATTTTACTGCCAATATTGATGGCCGTTATTTTGAGATACAGGCTTGGATGATGACGGTGGGCGCGCTAATTAAAGAAAAAAAGCTGTCTGCAGGAGGAACGGTGGAAGTTAAAGTTCTGGACACAACTTATTCAAAGGCAAGTGCGGAATTAATCAAGCTGGTACAAGAAAAGATAGATCCTAGCCCTTCGGGAGAAGGGTATGGACTTGCTCCAATAGGCCACAGCGTAAGCGTAGGAACTCCGGAGGAAAAAATCATCAATTTATCCGGAAGGTTTACATTTGCCAGCGGATATAGCTTTGCAGCATTGTCCAGCCAGATAAGGGAAGCTGTAGAAAAGTATATGCTGGAGCTTAGAAAGGCGTGGCAGAAGGAAAACGCCATTATAAGACATGTGCAGATTACATCAAGACTGCTTGCTGTTGAAGGAATCGTGGATATAAAGGAAACAAGGATTAATGGCAGCAAAGATAATCTTGCTTTATCTGCTAGCTATATCCCTGTTCTGGGCACTGTTTCGGAGGGATAAATGGAAAATGTTGAATTACTGGTTAACCTACCGGATTTTCTCAAAGAGTTAAAAGATTTCCAAGCGATAGGACAGAGTGAAAGTCCGGAGTTCACCATTGCTTGGGAAAGGCTCGATAGGTGGTTGAAAGACAGATTTATTTCCTCTATGACAGAGGATGGGCTGTCTGAAATGGAAAAGTATCTCCACATTAGACCTTTGGATAGTGATAGCTCTGACGACAGACGGCAAAGACTTCTTGCTGTAGAGAATAAGGCACTTCCCTACACACTAAGGAAGCTTAAAGAGGTTCTGGCCAATGCCTGTGGAGAAGGCAATACAGATGTAGAAATCAACAACTTTTCCGTCTCTATTCCGGTTAAGCTTGCAAGCCTTCGCTCACTTGACTTCATAAGGGAGACAGTGGAACAAATGCTTCCGATGAATATGGTATATGAGATAAGTGTTATCTATAACCGGTGGGAAAATTTCGCAAAGAAAACTTGGGGAGATATGAAGCCGCATACTTGGGAGAGTGCCTACCAAAATGAGAAATGGCAGAAAGGAGCATAATGACGCAAACAAGAAATCTAAAGCTAAATAAGCCTGATAAGACGGATTTTATTGACATTGCTAAGTTGAATGAAAATATGGATATCCTGGATGAAGTAACAGGGAGAGTGGCAACGATCACGAACACGAAGGAAGTCATTGTAACACTTCCTTCTGGGAACTGGTCCTCTTCTGCACCATATAGCCAGAAAGTATCTGTTCCAACAGCTAAGGCCACAGACTCAGTAACAATGGGAAAGGCGCACACTAAGACTTCAAGTCCCACCGATATAGAGACTTATGACGAGATGGCAGGACTAATCACAAGCGCAGAGGTTACAGACGGCTATGTTACCTTCTATTGTGCAGCAGAGAAGCCTAGCAAGGAGTTTAAGGTTAAATTAAAGGGGGTGAGTAAGTAATGAGTGAAGTATTTATACCGCTTGGCGGTGCAGGAGGGAAGAACCGTGGAGACATTTTAATTCTTCACAATAAAGAAGATATACGAAAACTCAATAACTTTGATGCCATTCTTGGAAAGTTACCTCCTGGCCTTTATAAGAAAAAAGCCGACGACAAACTTGTGGTTCCCGAACTTGGTAATCGAGAGGTTGAATTGCAAGGATTGAGTGATGGTCAAAATGCTACCATTATGTATTCAAAAGAGTATATAAAGGCACTGGCTCTTAAAGCATTTGAAATTGCCTCAATAACAAATTTTAGATTCGCCCCACGAGGACATAAACAAACCATGTTTACATGGGCTAAGCCTTCCGGTGGGGCAATGTGGAGTGGCGTGAGGCTTATAGCCTGGAAAAAAAGTGATCCTGAACCGAGGGATCCTGACGATACATCAGGAAAATGGGTCTATGACACCGCTGATACTTATACCATTACTCCACTGTTTCAAGATGTCCCTCATTACATTAAAGCTGTTTCCTATGTCTCAGTTAAAGGAGGTAGATGGTATCAAGATATCAATTCGGCCCCAAAACTTGAATTTACACCGACCGCCGCTAGTGGTGCCATTACTCTGGGTATGGGTGCAGGAGTATGGACTGTTCCTGCGAATGTTTACCGCATCAGGTTTATCCTTGTTGGACAGGGAGGTTATGGTGGACGTGGCGAAGGATTTTATGCAGGAGGTGGTGGAGGTGGTGGTTATGTTGTTCAAGATTACATGAACGTAACACCCGGCCAACAGTTATCTTGGATAGTTCCCACTTTCATTTATAAAGGCAGAAGTCATGGAGTGATAAACACTGACCATCCGGGTTATACATACACCGGTAAATGGGAGGACGGTGTTATCACTAGGCTTGGCGATAGAATTGCACACGCAGGTTCTTGGGGACAACAAGGTGATAGAGATAATTCATCCGGCGCAGGAGGAAAAGGCGGTTCCGGAGGTGGTACTGGAAGAAGCGAGTATGCCCCCGGTGGAACAAATGGCTCTTCCGGAGGCGGTTCAAAAGGTGGAGCAGGGCAAGGCTCGACCACCGTTGGATTCAATGGGGTTATGTATTCTAGTGGTGGAAACGGTAGTGTTAGTGGTAGACCTTGGTTCTCGTATGGAGACAATGGGACAGACGGGCTTGGTAATGGTGGAGGAGGTGGATTAGGACAATCTCTCAGTCGACAATATTATCAAGCTGACGGTGGAAAGGGCGGTACCGGATGCATTTATATTGCCTGGGGAGCAAATATGAATGACGGAACATGGTAAAGCTTACATACATCTATGTGCATGAAAGGGATTCCTTACGGAGTTCCTTTTTTAATTTATCTAAAAGAGGAAGGAGAGGAAATGAAAAGGGAGTTTGCATTGATTTTGCCAAATCCCACTACGGAGGAGCATGAAGGAAAGACAGTTACCATCTTTGAAAATCCTACTGATGCGAACATGGTCGCCAAAGCCATTTATGGCGAAACCGCTTATGCGGTGGAGTCTACCATGTGGGACATTAAGGAACCTTTCATCTATAGGGACGGGGCTTTCTACAATGTGGAAGAAAAGGCAAAGGAAAATGAAAAAGGTGAGGTCGAATTTGTCCGGATTGAGGAAAAGCTTGCTGAGAGAATCCTCACACCGACAGAGGAAATCCAAGAGCTGAAGAAGCAGAATCAGGATTTGAGGAGTGTTGTTGATACTCTTCTTCTTGAGAGTTTAGGAGGTGCGTAATGTATGAAACACTTTTGCGACTTGCGACTGAAGGAGTTCTTAGTAAGGCTTTGCTAGATAGAGCCGTTGCAAAGAAGTGGATCAGCAAGGACCAGGAAAATGAAATTCTGCGTATTGTTGCAGGGAAAGGGGCAGAAAATGGATGATAGATTTTAACGCATTTTTTTCGTTGGTGGATTTTGGTGTTATTATCCAGTCGCTAGGGTGGCTTTTTCTTGGGACAATCACCCTGATTGAAAAGTTCGCACCGAAAGACAAAAAGCCGTGGACTGCCATCCTAACCTTCGTTGGGAAAATCCTTACTAGAGAATTTTCCGAGTCTCAAAAAGCCTTAATAGAGCGAGTTGAGGTATTGAGTGACAAAATTGAAGCCGTTGCCGAGTCTGTAGAAGAGACAAGAGCTATAGCGGCAAGAGTAAGGATTCTCCGTTTTGGAGACGAACTGCTAGAGGGTAGACTTCACAGCAAAGACACTTTCGACCAAACTTTATTGGACATTGATAATTACGAGAAATATTGTAAGAACCACGAAAATTTTAAAAACCATGTTACAGAGGAGACGGTCGCCCTCATTAAAGAGAAGTATAGAATCCGTCTCCGGAAGAATGATTTTGTGAGATAGAAAGAGAGGAAAGAAGAATGGATTTAACACTTTTTCAGCAGTTTGAAGTTGCTCCTGTTATGGAGATTGCAATAGCAATATGCATTGCTGTGCAAGTCCTTAAATGGAGAGGAGTCATCAAGGAATCCGATAAGGACTATATCCCATACATCTGCGGATTCATCGGAATGGTTTTAGGACCTGTTGCCATGGTTGCTATGCCCGGCTTTCCGGCAAAAGATATTATCAGGGCTATTGCCATCGGAGGAGTTTCCGGAATCGCATCCATCGGTGTATATGAGGTTTTTAAAGCAATTTTAAAGAGTTTTGGTTACACAGCTTAGTCGCATAGGGTGGCTAAGCTTTTTTTATCAAAGAAAGAGAGGAAAAGAATTATGAGTAAGAACGGACCTATGGAGAGATACCCCGGTATTGATGGGGATGCTAAGAGACAGGATGTGCCTGTGAAGGACAACAAAGCGGATAACTCTGCTCATCCTGTAGGCTATGGCCGAGGCGTAGGAGAAGAGGATAAGGAACACGGTCCCGGAGTAACACCGAATCCGGATAGCTATACAGGTCCAGGAATCGGCTTAAAGAAGTAAATGCTTTTGGGGAGACATAGTTCTCCCCTTTTTTTTGTACCGTAAATCTTATTAAATAGGAAGGAAAAACTATGAATCCATATCAAAGAGGACAGAGAGCCCTATGCGGGGACTATTTCAAATTTACTCCCGATGGGGCAGGACGCTTTAAAAGAGCAGGGCGCTGGCATAAGCAACCGCAGAAGGGGGATGTTATTTTCTATTTCAGCGAAGCGCTAGGAAGAATCGGGCACACAGGAGTAGTAGACGAAGTGCCTTTGCCGGATTTAGCTGCAGTTGAAGGAAACACATCCGGAGCAGACAAGGATAGAAACGGAGGAGAGTGCCGGAGAAAGATTTATCGGAATTTCAAAGTGGGCGATAGGTCTTGGCCTTGTGGTTTTGGCAGACCTATCTTTGACGACGAGACTTGCTCCGTAGAAGAGTTCCTGGAAGTGGTTAGAGGGGAAATCGGTTACGAAGAAAAGGCTACACCACGAAACTTAGAGGATAAGCATGCCAACAGAGGAAAGAACAACTATACTAAGTATGGAGTCTGGTATAACCATGGAAAGGTTATCTCTGAGCCGTGGTGCGGAGAGCTAGTAAGCTGGTGCTTCTATCAAGCTTGCAAACTTCATCAAGAAAGAAAAGCTTCCGCAGTGCAGCAGGAGCCACAGAAAGAGGGCTGGATCCAGCAGAATGATAAATGGCTGTACTATAAGGATAACGCGCCTGTATGTGGCAAATTTGAATATATCAATGGCAGGTGGTACGTGTTCGATAACAGTGGCTTCATGATAAAGGGCTGGTTCAAATCCGAAGAGGGTTGGTATTACCTCGGAGAGGATGGCGGAATGCTTTCTTCTCAATGGCTCCAGGATAAAGGCAAGTGGTACTACTTGACTAAGTCCGGCTTGATGGCAACTAATGCCAAAGTCAGAAAAGCGAAAGGTGACGGCTATGATTTTGTAGGCGCAGATGGTGCCTATGACTCCTTTAAATCCCTGTTTACCGGGCGGATGGAAGGCGTTGAGATAGTAGAATAACGGAGTACGGTGATTGAATAAAGACTGCGTAATTCATAAAAAACCGCCCACGGAACCGCCCACGATTTCAAAAAAGTATTGATTTTACTGGGCAGTTGAATGTTTTATCAGGGGTTCGAATCCCTCATCCCCTGCTACTAAGAAACCCTAGGAATTAAGCCTAAAGTGGCTTGAAAACTAGGGGTTTT